AACCTGTAAAGCCTGAACAACTTCTTCCTGATTGATAGGAAATATCAGCGGAATACCCTGACCCTGCAAATCATACAGCGTACCAAAGAAGCCGTTTTCATAGCTTACACCCAAATAATCAGATATGGTTGTGAACTGGTTGCTGTTCAGCGTGTCAATGATACCGTCAAGCTGACTTTTCAAGGCTTCCTGATACTGCTTTTGATACACAATGCTTTGCAGGTTTTCCATATCAGTACGGCTTGAAAGTTCCCTGATCTTGGTTTCGCAATCCTGTCTTGCTTTGCTATATACCTGTTTCAGTTCCCTTATGGTCTTTGCTTCATCAGAAGCCTGAACCTTTTGCACTTCAAGCTGTCTTTTATTCACCTGCATCACCGCCTGTATCATCAGGAACAACATTGTTCAAGGTCTGTTGAACCTGTTCAGTTTCAGCTTCTTCATTTTTCGGAATCTTGTCCTTGATTTCCTCATAGTCAATATCAAGGATTGCACATATTTCCTGAACAATGGTTTCATCATCAAGGATATTGCTGACCTTCAACAGGTTGTCAAGCATCTGACCCTGTTTCTGTGCATCTGTAAGTTCAATCTGTGCGTTATCCTGTGCATTGGTGATAACCTCACGCTGAAAGTCAAAGTACACATCTTTCATCTGATAATCAGTTTTGTTGTTCCGATTGACCTCATCCAAGACAACCTTGATGATCTTCCTAAGAAATTCTTTCAGTCTGATTTCAAGTTTGTTGCATTTCAGGTCAAGCAGGGCATACCTTGACCGGATTACCACATTTGTGATATTGCCGTCACCAAGCTGTGCAGAATTGAACCCCATGCCGAACCTGTAAATGTTCTTTTCATCAAGTTCCAATTTCACCTTCCTTGCTTCATACGGAATATCCACGGTTTTAATATCAAGACCGCCATCAGGGGCAACACCAATGTGTTTTTTGACCTTGATATTCTGCATCATTTCATCAAGGTCAGCACCTTGGAAGCCTGACACAACATAGATTGCATCCGTGAAATCCTGTAAGTTGTTGGAAAGGCTGCAAGCCATCAAATCATAATCATCAATCAGGTTTTTTATAGGCTTCAATCCGCTGAACTGCTTTGAACCGTTGTCAAGCCTGAAAAACGGAATGAACCCAAAAGAAGAACCGAACCTGTCACCGTTATCCGCAACAGATACAATGTGTGGTCTTGGGTTAAGTTTCGCATCCTTGTCTTTTTCGACTTTGCCATTGTTCACCTGCACATAGTAGTAAACCTGTGTCTTATCCCATACCTGAATACGCTTGATCACCTTCTTACCTTTTTCAATACGGTCAATGTACCAATAAATCATGTATTCAGTTTTATCATCTGTGTCCTTTGCCCTGACTTCGACAACACCCATTGAATCAGCCCACTGAAAACCAATCCTGTTATCAGCGGTCTGATATGCAAACATATAATCAAAGCCCTTGGAAATGCAGCCTGTCAGCATTTCATAAACTTCTGACCAAAAGGCATTATCAAAATACACATTCAGTTCATCTTGCAGTTCAGGTTTGTCGGTTTTAATAAAATTTCCATCACCCGAAAGCATATACTGAACTTCCTGATCAACCAATTCTGTGAAGAACGGATGTGAAATCTTGACATTGCTTCTAAGGGTATCTTCTTTCAATTTTCCGTCTGCATCAACATAGAATATCCGTGAACCCATAATCTTGTGCTCACCTTCATAGTATTTCATACCCTGTCTTGCCAAGCGTTTCTTTTCCGAACTGTTATCATTGTCAATGAAACGCTTGATTTCACTTTCACTAAGCAAGCAATTCACCTTCTTTCTTTACAATCTCATAGATATATTCATCATGATAATTTCCATTGTTATCTTTGCAAACATCATGCAAGACCACCCTGTTTCCCTGATGCTTAAAACAGAATCGGTCATAATGCTTTTGTACAGGGTTACCGCCTATCATTCGCCATTCAACCCTGTGGAACTTTGCAACCAATTCTTCCATCTTGGAAAACAGGTCTTTCCCAACTATCGGACAGCCGGGAACAAAAGAAAACAGTCCAAAGTTATATGCACAATCACCTGCATCTGAAATCCTGTAAGCAAGGTAACCAACAAGCCTTTCCTGACTGTCAATCATTGCATACTGGTACACATTATCTTCTGCACCGATTTCAGGTAATTCATTGCTGTGTGCATATCCGCTGTAATAGAAATATCTTTCTGAATATAATTCCTTTGCAAAAGCCGTTTCAAGTTCTTCCTTGTACAGGATTGCAGGAACTAACATGATGTTTCACCACCTTTATATCAACATATTGTTATTATTTCAAATATATCCACAATATATTGTGTATATTGTGGATAATCAATACAACCATGTGTTAGGTTCATACAGTGCAAGTGACAATGAATCAGCCGTATCAGGTGAACCCAACCCACGCTTTTTCATATCGTCCTTGCTTTCCAACTGAATCTTTCCTTTGGAAGTCATGTGGTACTTTCTCACACTAAGCTGTTTTATCATTTCTTCATCATCAGGAAGTTCTATTTCAACCAATGGATTTCCCTGATCATCAACCTTATCCTGCATCTTATTTGAAAAGTTGCTTTCAAGCAGTTCCTTGATATGCCCCCAAAGCTGACAGCCAAGGTTGAAATAGTAATCATCAGTTGCACTTTCACCATTGTTGACCGGAACAACCTTGTAAGGAAGTTTCTGTTCTTTGATAACCTCTTTCAAACGGTCTGTCACACCGCCACCCACACCTGAATCATCAACCTTGATAATGCAGTTCTTCAAGTTTGGGTATGTGTTCATATAGTCTTTGCAGCAAACAATGACATTTCCGGCTGTTTCCATTGTGTCTTTCTTTGCGAACTTCCTGAACTCAAACACCTTTGTACTTATCCTTGGTGTTATGACCGTCTTATCATCACCGAACCTTGCCACATCCACACCGACATGAAGCGTGTGTGAACGGTTCAGTTCATCAGCTGTGATATGATTGCCCTTGGAACAGGCAAGTTCAACCGTTTCCAAAGATATGAATGAATCAAGTGCACCTTTTGGAAACTGACCGTCAACCCTGACTCTGATAACATCAGAATCCCTTCCATACTTGCTTTCAAGCATTGCAATGTTGTCCTTTGATGTACGCTTGGAATCCCTGCTTGAAACTGTATGTGTCTTGAACTTGTCACGGTCTTTGTTAAATGCATCATAAAACACACCGTCTATCCTGTTGGGGTTTCCCATCAGAAGAAGTTTGTTATCCTCACCTGTCAGCGTTCCAAGTATTGCTTCCATAATCGGATCAGCAACACCGGATGCTTCATCAACCACAATCATCATGTGTTCTTCATGGAAGCCCTGCATATTTTCAGGCTTGGTTGCAGTCTTTGCAGTTGCAAACCACCGTTCAGAATCACCGACCATATAGACCTTTGTCTTAGTCCATGTCAGAAGGTTCTTCACCTTGGAAGAATCAAGCCACTTTGCAATTTCAGCCCAAAGCACATCATACAGCTGTTGCATTGTTGGGGCTGTTGCTATCACCTTTGAAAATGGTCTGCATACCAAAAACCAAATAATAAGACCTGCTTCAAGTGCAGTCTTGCCGACACCCTGACCTGACTTGACCGCTGTCTTTGGGTAAGCTGCAACATCACCTGCAACCGCACCCTGCCAATCATCACATTCCATGTCAAGCATATCTTCCAAGAAAGCAACCGGGTTGTCATAGTAGACTTCCAAAACATCAATCAGTTCATCCACCGGACTTTTCACCCCTTCGCTTTGCTATCTCAATAATGGCTGCTTTCCAATCCTGCACCTGTTCCTTTGCATCAGCTTTTGATGCACCTTCCAATTCAAGATAGTCCTTGATCATGTTCTTCAAAGATGCAATAGCGGTTGACTGTGCTTTCAGGAAATTCGCCTGTTTATCCCAAGCCTGTTGAACTTCCCATGTTTCACCGCTTGTCTTTCCTTCTGTGAAGCCTATCTGTGTGGAAGTGCTATCATCTTTATCCTTCACATACATGATCTGTTGTGCTCTGATGATTGCAGCATACTGAATCTGTATGCTTTCCCAAAGTATGTCAAGCGGTGACTTATCCTGCATACCTTCGATAATGTCAAGCGTGTCCTTTGGAAGATACCTTTGGAACAATCCATGTTTGACAGCGTTTGAGTTCTTTTCAGGTACAGAAGATTTATGTCCTACAGAATTTTTATTGTTTGATGGTGCACCTTTTTTCCGAACGTTCGCTTTTTCTTTTTCCGAACGTTCGCTATCCCAATTATATGAGTGCTTCCACCGTCTGACCGTCCCATCAGGGACATTTAATTTCTTTGCAATCTCTTTCAGTTTCAAGCCTTGCCGATACAGGGCAAAGGCTTCATCTGCTAACTTGTTCTTTGCCTTTGGCAAGATAATCACCACCCTATTTGTTTTGTTTTCAAAAAGTTCAGCGGTTCAACTGAATTGTTCAAGTTTCTAATAAACAAAAGTGCGTGTGAAGTTAGGAGATTGCAGGTTTCTGATACCATTGCACTTCACACGCACAAGAAAAGCCCTGTCCCCATTGCTGAAAACAAGGCTTATTCACTAAAATGCTGTGTTATAAAAAATTATATAATTTTTTATAAGTACACTGTAACATAGATGTTACTTTTCGGAACTTTTTATTTATCATTGAACAAAATTTCAGAAAGATTCCTTATTGCGGAACGGTGCACACTATACACTTTACTTTCTGACACAAATACATCTTCTGCAATTTTGAAGAAATCCATATATTGAAAATATCTACAATACAAAACCTTTCTTTCTTCTAAATTTTCAAGCAAGTCAATACTGTGCATCACATCAGCTTTCATATTTACGAAATTATCAATGTCCTGATTGATTTCTGCACAAAGATCTACAATTCTAGAACAGCATTCACCTATTTTGTCTTTACTGCCGGAACTTTGCACACGTTCTGAATCTGTATGTACTGAAATGCTGCTTGCTTTGGCTCTAAGTGAATCTATTTCCTGCTGCTTTGCGTTTATCATATCATCAATGTGTTTCACTTTATTCAAATATCTGTATGTTTTATCAATAGGTGTATCTGAATGCCTTTTTCTTTGAATCATTATCCTTCACGCATCCTTTCATATTTTTTTAATGTTACACTTATTTTTCATTGCAGTTACACATCTTGTTACACATGGAAACCCTTGTTTTTCAAGGCTGTTACAGATGTTACACATAAAAAACGCTATTCTTATATATTATTTATTATTATCGTTTTACTGTACTTATTTTTTTTATATTAAAGAAGTTGCATATCATGTGTAACAATGTGTAACAGCCTTGATTTTACTGCATTTTATGTGTAACATTATCTGTAACAATGTGTAATGTATCTGTAATTTTTGAAATTAACTTTTCAAATATGGTCTGAACTTATGAATACACTTGCTGAATAGGTTGCATATATCCCCAACATGAACAGCACAACTACTACTGCACCCACGCAAACCACACCGCCAACTACATACTTCATGTTTCTTCTTCCTTTCTTACAAATACCCTGACCGACTTTTTCGAAATACGTTTCACCGCAACTTCCAACCCCAACCGCTTGTTCAGTTGTCTGTTGAACACAATCTTCTGCATAGGCAGCATATTATTTTCATTGCAGAAAACTGAATACATCTTATAAACATCTGTGGTTGACTGATTGACAATATCACGGATGTCATACTCTTTCAGGAATGCTTCAATAGGATTGTTTTCTTCATTGTATTCCTGCACCTGTCTGTCAACTTTTTCTGACCTTGTAAATTCCCGATTATGCAGCACCCTCTTCAAGCCTTCAACCCCAAGTGCAATCAGATATTCAATTGAACTCTGTTCAATAAGTTTATACTTAATGAATGGGTCATAATCAGGTGCATCTTTGCTGAACTGTGCATTGAATGGTATGATAACCAATCTTCTAAGCACCGCCCCACTTTTATCTTTCATTCTTGGAATGTCATTTGCCGAAAACAACAGTTTGATGTATGGATCAAATTCAAAGGGGTCTTGCCCCTTGCGTTCAGCCTTTATCCTGTTTCCGGTAACAACCTTTTTGAAGATGCTGACCTGCGAACCTTGCAGGAAATCGTCAGCAATATCATCACCAATGTTTGCCAACTTGCCGAACATCATTGAAGTGCTGAACCTGTCTCCAAGTTCTTTCAAATCTAGTGCAGAATAGTTATCTTCACCAAGGATTGCTTTGACCAAATCAAGGAAGGTACTCTTTCCGTTGGATTTGCCACCTGTTAATGTGAAAGCCTTTCCAAGTTCATTCCTGCGATAGAAGCAGTAACCAATGCATTCTTCCAATAATGATCTGATTGAATCGTCACCACATGAAAGTTTGTTCAAAGTTTGGTCTGCAAGTTCATTGAAAGCATTTTTGTTATAGTCCCACGGTATTTTGTTTGTGATCACAATGTCAGGTGAAAAGTCAATCATTCTGTCAGTAGCCACATCATAAATGCCATTTCTGAAAGCAATCAAATTTGCATCTGAACGTTCTTTTTCTTTTGCCATGTCATACATATAATCAAATATATCTGTTTTTTGGCTTTTCTTTAAGTTTGGAATGTATGAACGCATTACGTTTGAAATCACATTGAAATTACTGCAATACACCCCATCTTTATATATGTGCAACTGACCATTGATTTTGATAATATGGTGATTGTTCATCATGTAATTTGCAAATTTGTCAAAAAGAAACTGTGCACCGTTGAAGAATACAGGCTTTTTGAAAGCATCATCCCTAAGTATCGTTTCAAGTTCATCATCTGACATAGGTTCTTTTAGAACATACTTGTTGATTATCCTGATTGTTTCCCTTGTTTCCTCAACCGTGAAATCATTGCTTTGCAGTGTCAGTATGTAGTTGAACAACTCCTGATTTCTTCCATCACCTGCCTGCATGGTCAGGAAGTCCAAGTTCTTCTTTCCAATGGGAAAAAACCACTTTGGAACTTCCTGATAGCCACAATCTGCATCCGGGTTAAGTTCGCCCCAATCACAAAACCTTTCACCGTTTGCATCTTTCAGCACTTCATAGGAATCCACAAAACCGACCTTAATATCAGCCACCAAGCCAACAGCAAGGGTTGTGTGCGTTTTGCAGTTCAGCACTTGTGAATTTTTGAATGTGAAGTGTTTGCCCCTGCTTGTGGAAGTAACCCTGCATTGCAGCTGTAACCCTTCCACAATGTTCATCATGATTTCAGCCTGTTTTGGTTCATCAATGTCAATGAACATTGTATCTTTTGCAAGAATACCTGCATATTCAGGAAGGTTCTTCACTTGGTCAAAGGTTTTGAAATCACTTCTGCCCTTGAATTTCTCTATGCACTTTTTATCTTTGACTTCAACATAGCCCTTATAAAGCACCTGTTTCACCTTCCTTTACCATGTTCCCCCCCCAAGCCCTGACACAACCTTGGTGGATGAATATTTCTGTACCACGTTTTGTTTTTACATACTCAATATCCGTAAAGTCTGAATCTGTTGTGATTTCCTTACCGCATACCGGACAGGTGCATTTGAACTTGCTGTTATTGTCTAACTTCTTTTTTATGTACCTGTTAAAAATCCTCTTTGCTTCCATGCTCATAGTTTCACCCCCCTCACTGTATGCCAAAATCTTTCAATCGTTTCTTTGCCAAATTGATATACCAAGCCTTGTCTAAGGTTGCAGGGCATTTCACACCAACAACTGAATCATTGTATATAAAGCAGTGTTCCGGTGTGTTTCCGAACTTTTCAGCCTTGCCACGCTTGCCCCCTGCTTTCAAAATCCTGCCATCATCAAGGTCATTTGAAGCAAATACCCTGTAAGATTTATAGGAATAACGCTGTGTTTTGGTGTATTCATACCAAGTTGTTATTTTTCTCACACCCTTGGTTCTTTCCACCCTTCCACCGTGTTCATGCTCCACCCATTTGTAATTGTCCGATAGCTTCACCAACTTTTGGAACATGATCAGGTCATTACACTGTTCAATGGTCTGTTCAACAGGTGTCTTATTCACCATGAAATCAACCAACGCTTTGTTGATGATAGGAAGGTCATTGTCTATTGCAGATAATTCCTTGACATAAGCACCCTTTCTTTCAACCTTTCCTTTGGCATCTATCCAAAGATAATTGTTCACATCCTTCTGATAGATTTCTGAAATCGTATCAAGTTCAAGCAGTATTGAACATTTTTCAGTTGAACACCGCTGTTCCCACTCCCAACATATATCATCAACCTGATAGAACGCTTCATCTGTGTCCGGTATTCTGATGATAAGACCGTCTGTGTTGGACTGGATAAGTTCAAACCCCTGCACCGCTTCCAAGTGTTCAATCAGGTCAAGCAACATCAGCTGACCATTGATGCACATACAGTTATTGTTCCTTGGATCATAAGCAGGATTGGTGTTGTCTTTCATTGCACCTGATAAGGCATTAAGCAGCTTCTTATATGGTGCTTGTTCCTTTTTCTTTCCTTCATGTTTCAGCTGCATTCTTGTTTTATATACAACATGGTAATTGTCATTGTGTGCAGCCCTTGTGACCAAATCCCACGCTATCAGCATGGAAGGGTAATAAGAACCCACATCAACGTGAAGGATAAGCCCTTTTGCATGAATAGGCTTTTCAGCTGCACCGTGCAAGCCACCAAAACCGAAAGTGTGTGGAATACCTGCAACCGTTGTTTCAAGTGATTTCTGATAGAAGTCACGCTTTATCCAATATGGGTCTGTTACCTGATCAACTGCTAACCTGTTTTTTATCTGAACCCTTGCTTCTGCAAACCATTCCATCACATAAGCATATTTTTTCAGCCGGATACAGGGCAAAAAGAAATAATCAAATTCATCATCAAAATCCGTTTTCACACAATCAAGAACCTGTGCTGTAATCCGTGCTTCTGTGAAGCCGATACTTGACAAGGGTAATTTGAAAGCCTTGACAATACCATACTGTGCTTCAAATTCTGCTTTTCTTTGCAGGAACACTTCAATGGTCTGTTCCACATCATGCCGACAATATTTTTCTGTGCTTGCAAGTTCTTCCTGTGTCAGCGGTCTGTTTATATTAAATGGGACTTCTGTTTCTTTGATATTTGAACCAAGAAATCCTTCCAATGTTTTCAATCCTATTGGTGGATTCGGCATCACATCATAGTTGTTCAGGGGAATGTTTCTGAATAGGTTGCTGAACTGCCACCCTTCGCCATGCTGCACAATGATGTAATCATTCAATTCCTTTGGATCTAAACCGCAAAGAATACATTTCATGATGTACTGGTCATAGTGACGGCTGTTAAAACCAACCCATATATCATACTTATTTGCTTCATATACGGCTTCCAATGTTTCCTTGCTGTTGTGTATCACATATTCTTTTCTATGTGTCACATCAATAATCACCACAAGCCAATCATATTTGAAAACTTCAAAATCATAGAAAAGCATTGCACCAAATCCTTTCATTTTTCAGGGTGCAGGTCATACCCCCACACCCTGATTTCATTGTGTGGATTATTAGTCCACATTTCAAGCAAAAAATTTTACTTATCATACACTTCCTTGATAGAAATGGAATTGAAGGCTTTTTCGTCCCAATCAATTTCAAGTTCAACAATGCCCTGAACATTTTCATAGATGTCTGCAACCGTATCAACAAAAGCCATGTAACCCCTGAAAGTGGTGTCAATCCCTGTTTCAAACTTTTCAAGGATAGTCTGAACCGACTGGATCATTGAACCGTCATTCTTAGTGCCGTATATTACACGGTTCATGAACAGGTTTCTGTTCTTATACTCACCTTCCAACACCTTGACCTGAATGATGAACATAGGTCTATTGTCCTTCTTCGTTGCTCCAATCTCCATCTTCACCAAGTCACATACATAAGTACCTTTTGGAAGATTCTGACTGTTGTTCTTTGCATCTTCCACACTTTTCTGAATCTCGTCCAAGTTCAACTGCTCGTCAATCGCATCAAAATTTACTGCCATGATTATTCACCTTTTTAACCTTTCTGTTATAAAATATTATCTTGTTCTTCTACGTCTGCCGGATGCTGTCGGTGCTTCCTGTGAAGCTGCTTCTTCAACAGGTGTTTCCGGCTCTGACTGTGGTGCTTCCTGTGAAGGTGCTGCACTTCTGCTTCTTCTCTGTCTTGGTGCAGGTGTGCTTTCTTCCGGCTTATTCATGGGGAATGAATCACCGCCCTGTGCAATAGCCTTTATTCCCTGACCAAATTCTTCTTTGCTGATCTCTTTCAAGACCTGAACACCATCAACAACCAAATCCACGCTGTCACCTTTGTGTTTCATCAGATAGTTTCCGTCTGACTCTCTGAAAAAGTACGCATCTTTTTCAAGCACAACCGTCACGCTGTCTGTGTTGGTTGTCCACTCACCCGGTTCAGCCTGTCTTTCAGCCCTTGTCCTTCTTGGTGGTGTTTCAAGTTCCGGCTTTGGAACTGTGTCAGCTGCTTCACACGCTTCTTCAAAGGGTATTTCCTCACGGTCACCTGCGACCTTTTCAACAGCCTGTTCAACAGCTTCCTGATACTGTTCCATTTTCTCTTTATTTTCAGCCTCCACCTGTGACCTTGATTTCCTTGTCGGTGCAGTCTGTTCAGCTGTTATTGAACGTGCTGAACCTCTTGCCTTTCTTCCAACAGGTTTTTCAATGGTGGTATCAGCAACCGCCTGATCAGCTTCCTGCATTTCAGCATCCGACTTATAACCTTCACCGATTTCATAGTAGTTGCAGATTTTATCATCTACATACTGCAAATCGTTTTCGATTGCATAAGCCGGGAACATTCCCATAGGTGACTTCACTGTGTCCTTACCGCTATTCTGTGTGTAGAAGTAATATTTACCTTCATTCACACCTGTTCTAAGTACGATTGTGAAAAGTCCCTCAATGGTGATTTTTTCCCTAAGCAGCTTACCAATCAGCTTGATTGTGGTTGTGCCATCATCAAGTGTTTCGCTGTGTGTCAGATAATACACACGCACATCATCCGGCAATTCCTTGCATACATCAATGATTTCAAAGTAGTTTGCACCAAAGTCATTCCACTTGTCCCATCCTGCTTCATTGATTCTGTTCATGTAGGGAATGGAAAGGATATATTGGAAATCATCAACCACAATGATTTTCTTACCCTGTGCAACCACATCCTTCATGAACCTGACAATCTTCCTTGCTTCTGTGACACCGTTCAGCATTTCAAACTTGCCCTTGAACGGTAACGGTTTACCAACCGGATTGACAATAGCTGTGTTGTTTGGGTCACAATTCCTGATGCTTGTGCTTTTGCCTGTGCCGGACTGACCCATGATCAAAGTTTTCTGTGCCATTCTTATTCATCCCCTTCCTGTTCGCTTCCAAGTTCAACAACGTGTGAAGCCCACATATCAGCCCAATGGATTATCAGCTGCAACGGTGTTTCATGTCCCTGTATTTCATATTTCATGAAGTCATATAAGCCATCATGACAAAGGATAGCCCATTCTTCATCTTCTGTAAGGTCAATAAACAGGGTTGCAATCTTTACGCTTCTGACAGCGTGGGGAACAGCTGACAGGTCTGTGTTACGCTTGAAAGGTTTTGCTTCTGACTGCTTACCTGATTTCAGGATGTTGTCAACATACATCTGCTTGCCGTAATCACCGCACTTACCAAGGTCATGAAGCAAAGATGCAATGACAACTGAATCCTGAATCTTGTTGTATTCAGCCCCACCATATAAAGCAACACCAATCTTTTCAGCGTACCGCATGACATTCAGGGAATGTTCAGCAAGTCCACCTGTCTTTGCAAGGTGGTTTCCACCGCTGCAAGGTGCTGTGAAGAAACCAATGTCTGTCATACGCTCAATCAGTCCTTCCATTCCTTCACGCTTGGTCTTTAACAATGCAGTCTTGATGATTGTTGCATTGTTCACTGCTTCTGCCACTGTTGCAGGTGTGGCAACCTGTTCTTCAACTTCTTTTTTCTTTGCCATCTTTCAATCTCCTTTTCCTGAAATAATATATTTATCCCACCATTCTGTTAAGAATGGGTAAGAATCGTATAAGTTGCTTGGTATCTCTCCCATAAGAATACGTTCACAAAATTCCTTGAACTGGTCAAAGTCTTTTGGATAAAGCAGGATTGCAATACCATTTCCCTTTGTGATTTTCTTCAAGTTGTAAAGCTGTAATTCAGAAGGTTTCCCTTTTGGTGCTTTCAGTTCGATTGCCATGAAATAACCATTCAGGCAAACAAGCAAGTCAGGGACACCGCTTTTTGTAAAACCCCCACCGCCCCAATACTTGATGAACCAACACCCTTCATCTTTCAGAAACTTCTTCACCTTTTCTTCAAAGTTCTTTTCCTGTGCCATCTGAATCCCCTTTCACGTTTACAGGAAGGACAACACCCACCAATTCATCATGTTCATAAATGAATACAGGTGACTTCCTGTTGATGATCTTAAACTGTGCATCTGCATCAAACATTTTCAGGTTTACCGCATTGACCCAAGCGTGTTCAGATTCATTTGCCACCTTGACAAGTGTTGCTTTGTATTCAGGAACAAACCTTTGTTCACAAGTCCTTTGTGCATCTTTGGCTTTGTATGCTTCACTGATAAGCCTGTCCGGTCTGAAAGCAGGTGCATCCCACTTGTTAAGGTCAATCATGAAATCTTCTGACCTGATCAAGTACAGCATCACTTCTGTTGCAATGCATACATATTTCACATCACCTATCTGTGTAAGACCGTACTTGAAACCGTTGTTGTTTCCTTTCTTGATGATTGCATTGACAACATCAGTTTGTATCTTTGCAAAATTCATTTTTATCCCTTCTTTCTATTTTGTGCTGAAATAATGGTCACCTATCTGTTTCCAATCTGTGCCATATTCGATATAACCCTCACTTGTGAAGAAAAGCACTTCATAATTCGTCCGGCTTTTCAATTCCTCACGCACCGCCTGAAAGGTTTCTTCTGTTGGTTCGACCTGCCAAATCCTACCGTCCAACACCACACTGAACTGATTCTGTTGCAATATCACATCTGTGATGTTGTCAGGGTAATCTTCATCATCTACCCTGTTCAAAACCACATCTACAACATACTTCTTACCAATCAACCCCTGATTACCTGCTTCTGCTTCCACACATAGGGCAAGCAGTTCAAGGCTGTCATAATACATTTCTTCTGCAAGTTCTTCATCTGTCATTTCATAGGCTTCAAAACTTTGCAAATCTAAAGATAATCTTTCGTTCGCTTGATTTTCTTCTGCGTTCGCTTGATTTTCTTCTGCGTTCGCTTGATTAAACAATCCTGCATCATAATAAACAGGCATTGTTGAAGGTGAACGGTGGTTGACCGCATACAATGAAATTGGAATCCCTATGATGCAGCCTATCAGCACACTAGCAATATTCTTTTTCAAATAATTTATCATTGTATTCCTTCCCCAACCTCAAATTGATAAGGTTCTTTTCTTCAATGCTTCCTTTGCAAAGCAGATAATAATATAAGCAGGTATTTTCCTGACCAATCCTGTGTGTACGCTTCTTTGACTGTTCCCACATTGCACATGATCCTTTTCCAAAAGGAAGTGTGAAATATATAGTCTTATTTGCCTTTTGCAGGTTCAGCCCCATTGCCCCGGCTTGGTACTGGATAAAGGTCACGGAATCAGATTGTTCTTCATACGCTGTCAGGTTTTTGGTCTGACCGTTCACAACGCTGAATGGTCTTTGCAGCTGTTCCACAACTGCAATCATACGGTTCAGTTCTTCATAGAAGTTATAGAACACAATCAGCCTGTCACCTGTGCTGTCAACCAAATCTTCAAAGGCTTGCAGCTTATCCGCTGAATACTGACCGCAAAGCTGTCTTGCATACAGGAACTTGGTCAAGACGGTATCACCAACTAATTCTTTTTCAGGAAGTTCCAAATAACCGCTTTTCATAAACTTCTTATAGTCCTTGGAACTGTCAACCTTAATGTTCATTTCCATTTGTTCAGGAAGTTCAAAGGCTTCTTCTGTTTTCATAAACACCGCCCCATGTTCGGCAAGTTTCCGTTTCAAGCGTTCAACATTCTTATAGCCTGTGACCACTTCCCTTTTATATCCGGTGTTATGATCTTCAATCCATTCTGTTTCAATGAAGGTGTTCCAATATGCTATTTTTGAAATGTTCCACCCAAGCAGCCGGACTTGTGACCATAAGCGTTCATATTTTCCTGATGATGGTGTTCCTGAAAGCAGGATTACATTGTCAGGCTTCATTGACAGTATGAATTTTGACCGCTTCGTTGTTTCATTCTGTATTAGCTGTGATTCATCAAGTAAAAGGGTAAAGCCTGTTATATAAGCCATATATGACCGCCTGAACACCAAATCATAGTTGATTACACCAATAACATCTTGTGCAGCTGTTGGATAAAGCTGATTGAATGAAATCTTGTTCCTGAATGCGATTCCTTCACTTTTCTTTGTAAGGTTGTAAACCTGATATTCGGGATAATTCTGTTCAAAATGTTCAATCCAATCTTCAATTTTTGACTTTTGACAGATAACCACATTGACAGCTGTGTTTAACTCCCACATCTTTTCTGACCCTACATAAGTTTTGCCAAGCCCCATATCAAGGAAGTAACCAACCCTGTTGAATTGTTCAGTTGTTTCAAGTGCATCTTCCTGATGCTTGAACAGCTTCATAGCTTTACACCCTTATTCCTGTGATTTCAAAGAATATATCAGCATCAAAGTTTGGCATATTCTGAATAATGCACTTTTCATCAGCTGTAAGACTCGCCCACCAATCATTGCAGCATTCAGAAGTATCAAGCTGTTTCAGATAACCTTCACAAGTTTTATATTCAGGGTGATCCGCTTTTTCTGCATCTGTCATATCACTTGACCAAATCCACATTGTAGGTTTGAAATCAATCCTGTTCAGAAGTCTGCAAGCAGTTGACATTCTCCATTCGTCAAATGTCATATTTGTAGGCTTATTAAACATCATCAGCTTTGGTGTTTCTGTACAAAATACCCCTGCGGATTGGTTACACTTGTTCCAATCACCGCTGTTCCAATCACCGCTGTTCCGATTACCGCTGTTGCAATCACCGCTGTTGCAATCACCGCTGTTGCAATCACCGCTGTTCCAATCACCGCTGTTCCGATTACCGCTGTTGCAATCACCGCTGTTCCAATCACCGCTGTTGCAAAGTCCGGTGCAACCCTTTCCTGTATTCACGATTTCAAGCAGTTCAGTCCAAGGGATTTCACGCACAATCTGAATCTTGTTGGTGCAGCACTTGGAATCTTTATCATTCTGATCTACTTCACCAAGGGCAACGACTTCTGCAACCTTGTTATTCGTGTCAAAGCTGTAATATTCAAAACAGTCAGATGCTTTTGTGCAGAAATGGAAGCCCCTGTTACGGCAACTCGGTGTCACATCTTCTTCAAAAATCTTGCCAACCTCAAACTGAAAACCTCTACACGTCCAATCAGGGTTGAACACTTTATATCCTTTTACCATTTGTCTATTCCTCACTTTCCAAATTTGCTTTTTTTATTCTTCGTGCTACTTCTTCTAATAACTCTAATGATGAATATTCCTGTAATGTTTTTATTTCAGGCAAATCACTGACATATCCTGTTAATTCAGGGAATAGGTATAATGGGTTTATTTCCAACGCTTCTGCAATCTTTAATCTACTTTCTATCTTGGGATTTCTCATATCTCTTTCTATTTGTAGTATGCTTTCAGATGTATAACCTGTTTTCTCTGACAATTCTGCTGATGATAGCCCTTTCATTAATCTATATTTACGGACAGCATACCCAATGCTGCCTTTGTTTGATTCTTTCAATACAGCCCTAGATTTACGTTTCATCAAATCACCACACCTTCAATTTCTGCAAACCGCTTTGCATTGATGAAATACACCCATCTGTTTTCACTGGTGTGGATCGCATACCCCCAAGGAAAAACACGTTGCTTCAATCCCTTCTCTACAGTGGTGTGGTTCATCTGCAACAGCTTTGCAGCAACTTTAACATCCAACCTCTGAATCGTTCCTGACTTTGCTATCTTCACAACAGGTTCTTCATCCTGTTCAAAATAATCTGCATCAAGCCCAAGTGATATTGCAATTTCACTTTGAACCTGTACTGATGGTACTGTCTTATCATTCAGATACATACTGACTGACCCCTTACTCTTTCCGGTCATTCCAACAACCTGTGTCTGATTGATGCCTAACTGCAACATTGCTTTTTTCAATTTTTCGCTGAACTTCATTTCACATCATCCTTTCTTTGTTGGCATTTGTGGACTATAAATCCACATCTTAACTAAAAAAAATAGGGTCTACTTCTGCATCAGAAATTTTCAAAAGTGTTCTAAGCACCATGATTTCAGTTGCTTTGAACTCTGTTTCATTATTCAACTTCTTCAAAAATCCCTGATAAGATAAACTGCATTTTTCAGCCACAAAATAAATCTTATAGCCTGAATTATCAATCTTTTCCCTCAATAGCTTTGTATTCACCATATTACTCACTTCCTTTCTGTGGGAATGCATTATTGTTGTACTGCTTGCGAATATGTAACCTCAATCCTTCCTGACTGATGATCATATATTTCCGTTTGCTCTGATTCAGTTCACTGATAAAGTCCCTTTTGGCTGCATCTGAATCAAATTCAACAATCTGTTCAATCCAAGCTGTTATGATTTTCTTCATATTGGTTACACCCCCTTCCCTTAATCCGTTTCCATGTCAATCAGGTTTTCCACTGGCACGTCAAGAGCTTTGGCGATTTTGCCGACAGTTGCAGGTTTGCAGCTATAGCCTGATGATATACGCCTGTATGTCTGATACTGGAATCCAACCGCCTTGCACAAGTCATAAGGGTTCATACAGGCTTTAGCCAAAGCTATCTGCAATTTGAAATTGTTAACCGTCATATATTTACACCTTCTTTCTTTAATCTGTTTGCAATTTCTCGTATCAACTCATCTGAACTATATTCAGACAATTTTTTACTTCTAAATATACAATCATTGCATTCACTCAATTCAGGGGATAGATATTGTGGGTTAACATTTAGAGCTTTTGCAATAATTATCTTTCTTTCTATTTTAGGTTTTAAAATACCAAGTTCATATTTTCTGATTGTTGATTCTGAAATTGAAGGATAGCATAATTCTCCCAATTTCTTTTGTGTCAGACCTTTTTCTTTCCTTATTTTTCGGATATTTTCACCGACTGTCATATTAATTCAACCTCCTCAAAACTTCATTTAATAATTCTTCCAATGTATAATCGGCAAGCGTTTTTATTTTAGAAGTATTGCTTATATGCTCCCAATTTACCAAGTCAGACATATCTATTTCTAAACATTTTGCTATTTTCTTTAAATTGTATTCACTTGGAACTCTTTTGTTGTTTTCGTAATTTGAATATGTCGAACATGGCATATCGACCATTTGAGCAAACTCTTTTTGTGAGTAACCTTTTTTCTTTCGCAATTGTTTAATTCTAGTACCTATTTTCAGAAGTTCGGCTAAGTACATTTCTTCTCCTTTCTTTCAGTTCCTTCAAAAAGTTGTCTATTGTCAGCACACCTTATTTCAATCAGGGGGTGTCTTGCCCTATCAGCTTTCACATTAAAAACTGAAAACCTGTTGAACAACATTGAACCTTTTGAACGGTATTGTTCAAACCGCTGCGGTTTTCACCTTAAAAACCACCTAAACCTGTTGACCAACACACAATAAACAACTTTTTGAAGGAACTGTGTTTTTATGTATCAGGTCAGTGGATGGGACTGACCTGATACTTGGATTGATTTCATTTGCTAGGGGTTTCGCCTGATCAATCCTAAGCCCCTACAGCTAGGGTGTTCCGAACCTGTTAATTATGTCCCTGTTTTATTTTTTATACTGCTTTCGGTTGCAGTCACATCAAAGTGCTGTGTCATCTCGCTTCCCTGCATAAGTGTTGAATACATTGATTCTTTAATCAGTTCGCCTTTTCACGTTCAGGGCATTCAATGGGGCAATCGGTGAAAACCTTTATCCCATCTTCCTGCTTGCTTTGATGCTTTGTGGATTGCAAATCCACACTTCATACATTACACCATTGTGGATTGAATGTCAACAAAATTTTATAAAAAAATCTATAAAAGTTGATTTTTAACCCACAATGATGTAAAATCAATAATTGAAGGGAAGGTGAAATCATGACAGATGAAGAAAAACAATATTATCTGAAAGTTCTTGGTCAAAATATATACAGATTAAGAACTGAACAAAAAATGTCACAAACTGAACTAGCCAAAAGATGTGGCTATGAAGCTAACAATTCTCGATCAACTATTTCTAAAATTGAAAAAGGGATAAATGATGTTGGTGCTTCACAATTACAAAAAATAGCTAAAGCATTGGGGGTTTCGGTTGCTGAACTTACAAAAGACACAAGCCGTCAACAGGAAATCTTTGTATGTAATCTGATTAAGCAATGTTATGGTACTGAGGCATACAAGATTGTAAATATGTACTTATTACTTGATGCAGCCGATAAGAATAAACTTGTCGGATACTTAGACAGCTTATTGGATGATGAAAAATATTCCTTGGAAAAAGAATCCAAAAACGCATAGGAAATATTATCAAAGTAAATTTTAAAAAATAAGAAAGAAGGGATAACTTTGCGAACACCCAAGACATATAAAGTATGTGGGATTTTATTATGTGTCCTATCCGTGCCTATAATCCTGATAAGTCTGTTGGTGACTTTGGCTGTTCCAATAATAGGTATAATTGGGATCATTGCAGGTGTCATATTTATTCTGATAGGAAAAAAATATTTGAAAATGTCTGAAACACCTGCGACAGAAGCACAAACAGAAATGTTGATCAATGGTGAACTTCCTTTTGGTTGGATATACCGAAACAAGGATTTTACTGATCAGATTTCAAGAGAATCAAACTATTTCAGAAATTGTTGGATTGCTTCAAGAACCAAACACCCAAAAGAATATTATTCTGCTTTGAAGTCGTTTGTGATATACTTGGAAGATTGCCGTTCAGCGTGTTCTTCCATGGGTGAATGTCATTTGAAGTGGTTTCAGGATATTATTGCAGATGATGAATATATTGATGCTAGGAAGTCTGAACTGCAAGAGCTTGAAATTAATATAAATCAATTATCTGACAATTATACAATGCATCAAAATAATATTCAAGGGCTTGAACAGAAGGTACTAGACTGCATAAAGCAACATGAAGGAATATTGCAAAAAGACATTTATGCATATTTTGACGCTTCTGTGAAAGATGATGTTTCTGAAAAACTTTATTTTCTATCAAAATTAGGAAAGATTGAGCGTATTAAGAAAGGAAATACTTACATATTACATTCAAAGTAATATAACAGTTACACATTGTTACAGATAATGTTACACATAAAATGCAGTAAAATCAAGGCTGTTACACATTGTTACACATGATATGCAACTTCTTTAATATAAAAAAAAATAAGTACAGTAAAACGATAATAATAAATAATATATAAGAATAGCGTTTTTTATGTGTAACATCTGTAACAGCCTTGAAAAACAAGGGTTTCCATGTGTAACAAGATGTGTAACTGCAATGAAAAATAAGTGTAACATTAAAAAAAATATGAAAGCCCCTGATGTTCGCACCATCAAAGGCTTTCATGCCACCAAATCAAGGATGAAATGACTTGGAAACATACAATTCAATTATATCATTTCATTCCTTGAAAAACAATGGAAAGGAATGATTATATGGGAAAAAGAAACCCCAACGGTTACGGCTGTGTTACCAAGCTGGAAGGGAACAGGTCAAGACCTTGGGTTGTCAAGGTGACTGTGTATGATGATCAGGGTGGTTCAAAGCAAGCCCCCATTGGTTACGCTGAATCAGAAGAAAAGGCTAACATCCTGCTTGCTGAATACAATAACAATCCTTGGGACATTGACCGTGAAAAGATAACGCTTGCTGTACTGTATCAGCGTTGGTTGAAACTGAAAGCCCCAAAACTTGGAAAGTCAAACAGGCAATCACTTCAAGCTGCATTCAAACATTGTTCAAAGTATTACGGTATAAAATACAGGAATCTGAAATCATATCAGATGCAGGATTGCATTGACAACTGCGGCTGTGCCTATTCTACACAATGGGCGATTAAAAACCTGTTCGGACACCTTGACCGCTTTGCATTTGAAATTGACCTGATAGATAAAATGTATTCACAAATAACAACCGCCCCACCAATACCTGAAACAACTCGTGAACCGTTTACTGACCAACAGGTTGAATCCCTGTGGAAAATAAAAGATGAACCTTGGGTTAATACGGTACTGATATACCTTTATACAGGGTTCAGGCTTAATGAACTGCTTGGAATGAAAACTGAACAGGTGAACATGAAAGAAAAGTATTTTTCAGGTGGTATCAAATCCGCATCCGGCAAAAACAGGATTGTTCCAATCCACCCACGCATTGAACCATTTGTGAAAGCACTGGTTGATCAGGGCAACACATACCTGTTCAGCTATCAGGGCAAAAAGATTTCACAATCACAATATTATCTGTTTTGGGATGAAGTCATGCAGAAAATAGATGCAGAAAAGACACCGCATGAAGCAAGACACACTTTTGAAACACGGCTTGACAATGCCAAGGGAAACAGGAAGTGCATTGATATGTTAATGGGGCATAAGTCAAAAGATGTTGGAAACAGGGTTTACAATCACAAGACCATTGAACAGTTAAGGGACACCATAAAACTTATAAAATAATATTTTTTACGCTGAACAAGTAACAAATTAGAAACAAAAAAGACCGCTTTCCCTTATTTTTCAAGGAAAAGCGGTCTTTTGAAAATCATTATATCATCATTGTGTATGGGATTTTGTTCACGTCTGTGTGGGGTATAGTACTTATCCCAATTCTCTTTAACATTTAGGCAATCATATAGGTCTGAACACCTGCACAAACATTCTTCCTGGGCGGTTGCACCATTTACGACACCTCCGCCTGGAGTTGAAGCTGATGCGAAATTATGTACCGCCGTCTTTTGTCCTTTGTATGACAATGCCGCCTCGAAGGTTCTGTTTCTTGTAACTATAATCTTTGCTGGCTCACCATATATTTTGGTATTTATCTCTGGAAGTGATTCAGTTTCCAATATTATTTTTTGCTTTGCAATTGAGTTATTTAGTGAATCAGCAAGTCTTTTATTGGTTCTGCACAAGTTTTGAGTATCTTGAAATACTGTAACATTTTCTGTTCTTCCCATTATATTGTACTCCTTTCAACAGATATTGCTCTTATTTTGTTATACAATTCTCCGTATATAAAATATTATAGTCTTAAAGCCTTATTAATACAATGAATTTTTGTGAACCTCCATGACGAATACATGTAACAATTTTGCTCGTAATACGTGTCCTTTATAATTTTTTGCATTAAAAAATCCACAGGAAGGGACTTAATCCCTTCTTGTGGACTGTTGGATTTGTTTATTAT